CAGGGTAATTCAGAACCTTGGAAAAAATACCCAAAACGGATGCTACGTCATAAGGCTTTAATTCAATGTGCCCGTGTTGCTTTTGGATTCTCAGGTATTTATGACGAAGACGAAGCTCGTCGTATTGATGATTGTCATATCCCTACCGTTCAGACCGTTAGTTCAGATCTTCCTCAAGGTTATGAAGCTTATGAGCAGCAACATTTAGACAACATGCGCGCTTTGGCCATGGAAGGTACAGAAGCTTTGCAAACTGGCTACGCTGAATTACCGCAAGGTGACTGCAAAAAATACTTCTGGACTAAGCATAGCGCTTCATTAAAAGAAGCAGCTCAACATGCTGACCAACCACAAGGACAAGTGTATGAACATTCTCCAGCGTAGTGAAGATTGGCACTCGGAACGCTGTGGCAAAGTCACAGCAAGCCGAGTAAAGGATTTAAATGCAAAGCCTAATAAGGGCAAAGCTTTAAATGCATTGGGTTTAACAATTCTAGCTGAGCGCCTCACTGGCGTTCAGAAGGAAATATTCACAAACCAAGCTATGCAATGGGGTATCGATAACGAGCCTCATGCAATAGCAGCTTATGAAAATGAAACGGGTAACTTTGTAGTTGGTACGGGTTTAATTGACCATCCTTTCATTGAAATGTTCGGAGCTTCACCGGATGGGCTTGTAAGTGATAACGGGCAAATCGAAGTTAAGTGCCCAGACACTACAACGCATTTGAATACCCTTCTGACTAAGCAGGTACCGGATGAGTACATCCCTCAAATCACTAGTCAATTGGCTTGTACTCGTCGTGAATGGTGTGACTTTGTGAGTTATGACCCACGTCTGCCAGAAGGACTACAGATCATTATTATTCGCGTCTTTGCTAAAGACTTGGCTATCGAAGCATTAGAGCAAGATGTTCGAAATTTCAACAAGGCTATAGATGACGCGATTAAAACATTGAAGGTGGCAGCATGAACGACTGGCAAATATTAAGAAGTCGGTATGGCAGCAAACGAAGTTATAAAAACCGTATGGCTCTTAGCACATTCGAACTAGAGCACTTTAAAGAATGGCTAGTAGACCAAGGCGCAGATGTCTACAGCAAGACAGAACAAAATGAACTTTTGAGATTTAGATTAAACGGCCAGTTAGGTATTTGGTATGAGTCGGGTTCTGGAAACCTACTAATGCATGATTTGGCAGATAAGTATATGGAGACGGCAGCATGACAGATTTGAATAAGGAAAGAGAGGCTTTTCTGAATACCTTCCAATATTACAAAGGAAGAAGAGATATTATTTTTAGTCATGAGCATGAACTGTTTATGACTAGATCGAATAATCCGTCTGAAATTGCTCAGAAAGAAATAAGCAACATGAATAGTCGTTGGGATGCTTGGCTCAGATGTGCAAAGCATCGTGATGCAGAGCTAGAAAAAGCCAAAGCTCAGGCGGTGCCAGTCTGGATTTCTTCAGACTTTATGAAGCCCGATGAAGGTGATTTGGTTTTAGGTATTTCCGCAACAAAGCTAGCAAAATTTAATGTTTATCAAGTTGTAGCTTTAGATGAGTTTGATGAATGTGAAATTAATTACTGGATGCCGTTGCCTACGGCACCAAGCGAATCGGGAGCTGAGGGATGAGTGGAGTAAAAGTTAAAACATGTGAATTTTGTGATGATGGAAATGGTGAATGCATCTTCCCATATTACGGTCTTGCTCCTCATATTCACACAAAACCTATTGGCGGCACGGTATTTCTAGATGGCTCATTTCCTGAAAACTTTAGTCCTGATGGGGATGGTTTAGGTATGTATACACATTGTCTAAATTGTGGAGGTGATGGCACCTATGAGGGTACTCAATTAGAAGTTAAAGCGGAAAGCAAGGAGGGGTGAATGTTATTGACTACGGATGAAGTTGAACTAATCAAAACTTGTGATGAAAGCCCTGAACAATATATTGCAGTTTTTCAAGGTCAACAGATTGGATATCTCCGATTAAGACATGGCGAATTTAGAGTTGATTATCCTGATTGTGGTGATGAGACCATTTTGTATTCTCAAGAGCCACAAGGCGATGGGTGTTTTGAAGAAGATGAACGTGAGTACTTTTTGATGAAGGCCAAAAAAGCAATCGTTAAGAAGTTTAATGAAATGGAGGGGTGAATGGAGATTGATCGTCGTGTACGTGCTAAAGAGTTTATGATGCTAATGTCTATTGGCCGGACTAAATTCTATCGCATGATCAAGAATGGTGAAATTCCACAACCAATCAAGGTTAGTGAGAAAGAAGTGTTTTGGCACGAATCTAGTGTTAAGAAAGTTGTCGAAAAACACAAAGATAATTCTGATATGATAGCCTGCTAA